GCAAAGTCATTTTATATTCATAGTTTCCAAGACGATTACAATAGAGTAGTATCAGGGTCAAGGACATTTGAATTAGTGAACCTACAATGGAAGTATCCATATCATCTTGTCAATCTTACTAGACAGAGTGGCGCTCTATTGATACCTCGTGGTACATTTCACAGGTCACAATCAGGAGAGGAAGGTTCTATTGTAATCAACCAAGCAAAAAGGTATGATGGATTTGATGCCAGTGCTGAGTTCTATCCTGTATCTGCATCTGAAAACAGAGAACTGTACAACGTTTTGAGGAATGAAAAACCTGTTATACATAGTGTGAAGATATGAAAATGATGGAATGGTTGAAGGAGGAGATTACGAAAACCCCTGGCTATATGAGGGTAAACCTTTCACTTCTGACGATATTAATGATTTCTTCGGTTTCGTCTACTGCATTACAAATAAGACAACAGGTAAGAAATACATCGGCAGAAAATATTTTGTACAGAAACGAAAACCCAGAGGCGGTAAACGAAAAGTTACTAGTGAGTCGGATTGGAAGAAATATTATGGATCGTCCCCCGAACTCAAAGCCGACGTATCCGAGTTTGGAAAATCCAATTTTTCCAGAGAGATCTTGTCTCTCCATACAACTCTGGGGAAAACCAACTATGAGGAAACCAGACAACTGTTTGTTAACAACGTTTTAACAGAAGCCCTTGACAATGGAGAGCCTGCATATTATAATAGCAATGTTTTAGGCCGATACTATCGAAAAGACTATTTCAATTAGTGATTGTGTTGATTATCTGACTTCTCTAGGTGCGGATAACATACCCCATAGAGATTCAAATCTTCTTTCACATTCTGTAAGTGTTGCTGGTATGTTGAATGGTTATGACAGACCTCATCATGAACAAGTAGCTGCCCTTTTTCATTCAATATATGGCACTGAATTTCAAATGTACAAAGTTAATGTTACACGAGAAGAAATTCAAAATCTAATAGGAATGGAGTCAGAACATATTGCCAATTTGTTCTGCACTTTAGAAGATAGAGTCAATACTATATTGTATGGTAAACACTTGCAAGAACCAGACAAAACAACTCTTAGGTGGTTGGAATATTGTAACATAAAAGATCAAGATCCCAGTGCCACTATACTAAAAGAGTTTGAGATTGTCTTACATATATAATACACACAGAATTTTTTGAGAGTAAAAAATGAATCAAATACCTAATGCCGAATTATTTTTTAAAGAAGGTAAAAAACTTGTTAGAAAATCTACCCATGAATTATTTGCTGGCAGAAGTGTTCTTGTCGTAGGACTTAACGGTGCTTTTGATCCAACTGATGAAAAGATGGTTAAGGAATATGAAAAATTATATCTACATTTCAAAGACACAACTATAATTGGTAATCCACTAGATGCAACTCACATAGATGAGATATTTTTTGTCTGTATGGAATCTCCTTGGGTGATGGATGCATGGTGGAAGAAAATGAAAATTAAGAATTGTAAGTATCTACCAGATGGAAATGGAGCTTTCTCTTTGCGATTGAATGCTCAGGGTGGAGTAAGTGGAGGACAAATGGTGATTGAAATGTATAATAAAGGAATGGGTAAAAGGGCATGGAGATATGCTCTTCTAATTGAAGATAATGCTCAGATGTGTTACCTTGAAGAGGAGACTCCAGATGGATCAGACACTAGATGTAATTTAGATTTTGACCCATATATATTGACGCAACCAGAAGAAGTTTTAGCCTTTTTAAGAGCAAGACAACAGAAGGGAAAGATTGAGGCGGCTAACAAAGCTACTGAAGATTTGGCACTACCCACATGAAAATCATAAGTTTAAAATATTTGGAAGAAAATTTTGATGAGATAGTTGATCGAGCTCAATCTGGAGAGTCTTTTTTATTAGATACTCCAGATGGTCAGATAGCTTTAGTTCCACATAAAGATGTTTTAAAACCAGTTATTGATTCTGGCCAGGCACGAGACATAGAACATATGTGGAACCATGATGATGGTGCTTGACTTACTAATAATAATTGTGTATAATAAAGAATATACAATTTTATTATGATTGAAGTAATTCGCCAAAATGACCCTTACAGGTATGTAAAAATGCCTGAATTACTAGATAATGGTCAACCAGATTATCGTATTCAAAAATGGAATAATTACAATGGTTACAAAGACATGTACCTTTGTGATAATTGGATGCAGATGAAAACAGCTATTCAAGATTTTGAATATACAAAATGGTTAGACCCTGCTGGAGTCCCATGTTACGTCCACGATCATGTCGCAGTTGAACGATGAACCATCAAACTTAGAGAAGGCAAAAAACTTCTCTAAGACAGCATATGATATTATAAAAGGTTTTGTAAGTAAGGGATACTTACTAGTTCCCGAAGAAGTAAAAAATGCGAGAATAGATATATGTAGAGAGTGTAATAGATTTGATGAAAGTCGCCATGTTTGTAGAGAGTGTGGTTGTTTCTTGGTAAACAAAGTTAAGTTTACTGCTTCTCGATGTCCACTAAATTATTGGTAAAATGCAACAAGAACCATACTATGAGATAGAAGATTTTATAGGATACTTTCCTAAATCTATAGACCAAAATTTCTGTGACTTTCTATGCTCTTATATGGATAAAGCAGAACAAGTTCAAGGTAGAAGATATACACATGTGAAGGACAAACAGATTTGTCTTGATGCTTTTTCGCCAGGGGAGGCAAGAGATTTAATGCAAGGTATAAATGGATGTTTATATTATTACATAAGTGAGTTTTCATATCTAACTAATTTCAATTATGTCAGCGCAGTTGTTTTAATGCAGAAGACAGCACCGACAGAAGGTTATCATATGTTTCATGCTGAGAATCTTAATTACAATAATAATATTAGAACTATGGCATGGATGGTATATTTGAATGATGTAGAAGAGGGTGGAGAAACAGAATTTTTATACCAGAAGAAAAAATTCAAACCCCAAAAAGGTGATGTACTAATATGGCCAGGCGGATTTACACATTTACATAGAGGTAATCCTCCTTTATCTGGTGATAAGTATATTGCTACTGGTTGGTATCAAGGAAATATTGGACTTACTCAAGTTCAAACAGCAGGGTTAAATGATAAACAATACATGGAGAGTATGGATGCATAATGTCTGACATTCATATATTGTTTCCGACGCCAGTGTATCAAAGTAATTTTACTGAACCTCTAAAACCAATAGTAGATTTTATCAGAACATTAGAATTTAAACAAGATTACAATGTATATGATAAACCAAATGGAAAAACTACTCAACCAATTTTAGATGTATTGTCATATCCAGAATTAAAATTCTTAGGAGATTGGATAGATTTGGAGGCATATAATTTCATTCAAACATTACAAATTGATTGTGAGTTTCATACCTTAGTAAGGACAAACTCATGGGTAAACTTACAAGAGAAAGGCAATTATATACACGAACATAAACACAATAATACACAATTTTCTGGAGTATTTTATCCGAAGGTGCCATTCGATAGTGGAGATATATGTTTTACATCTTCACAGGATACATGGATAGATAGTAATACAGAACCAAAAGTAACTGGTTTCGATGATCTGAATAGTAGGAAGAAAACATTTACACCAAGACAAGGTATGTTGTTAATGTTCCCTGCTCATCTTAGACACTATGTTACTGCATCTAAATCAGATGATGAACGTTTAAGTATATCATTTGATTATAACTTAAATTAATTACCATGAAACTAACACAAGAAATTATTGATAAGATTCAAGAAGCGATGTTGCATACCAAAAAAGATGGTAGCATTAATTGGAAAGACGAAGATGAAATAGAAGTGCAATTAGCAGGAACATTTGCTGCTGATAGATTTATTGTAATTAAGAATAAAACTAAAGATCCTGTTGTAAGTGCTGCACCTCACCCATACTTTGATTATGAAAAGAAAGTCTTTACTAAAGATGGTAGAGAAGAGTATATGAAAGAACAGAAAAAATGAAGGTATTAGTAACAGGTCACAAAGGTTTTATTGGAAGTCATGTCTTTGATTTTTTGAGTGACATCTTTGATGTTGATGGACTAGACAGACCAGATGATATAGAAAACTTTGTAGACGTTGGGTGTGCAGACTATGATATCATAATTCATCTAGCAGCCTATGCCGCACTCAGAGATAGTGTAGACAATCCTGATAAATTCTGGGAGAATAACGTTGAAAAA